GATGCCCATGACGATGAGACTGTCGGAACATAGTTCAACAAGTATGATGCGGTTGTAGCATTGGATGCACTAAGGCTGGCCGAGGCCCAAGATGATGATACTGTTGGAACATAGTTCAACAGGTACGATGCTGTACGAGCATTTGATGCTGTGGTTGCGTTAACCGATTGTGAAGCTAACGCTACCCACGATGCTGTTATGGCGTAAGACGACGTGTACAGGGTATTTCCTGCAACTACCGCAAAGTCCGCAGAGTTAGCCTGACCCGCCAACAATGCGAAGTCTGCCGTGAGGGCATTTTGCGTGGTAAAAGCGAAACTTGCCGTAATAACCAAACTTGCTGTCCCAGCATAGCTCGCCGAAACTGCACTTAGAACCTGACCTGACTGTGGAGCGTAACTTGCCGAAATTGCACGGTCAGCATCATCGGCGTGCCATGCTTGCGAAGCTGTAACCGCATAATTCGATGCAGAAACATTCCCATCAACTCCCGAAGCCGAAACGTACGACGCTGTAGCAACAGCAATGGTGTACGATGATGTATCGGCGTAAGGAGCATAGGATGCCGACATGGCATAAGAGGCCGAAATGCTTGAGGTTGAATATAGCGACTGAGTTGCATACCACGACTGAGTTGCGAACAATGATTGTGTCGCATATACCGACTGGGTAGCAAACGCTGACTGAGAAGTGTAAAGAGAATTCGTAGCAAATGTGCTCTGTGTTGCGAACGCCGACTGTGTGGCAGATAATGCGGTTCCCGCCACTGTTGCAAATGAGGCACTCGTTACTACGCCCTTGATATTGGATGCTGTGACGTATGAAGCGGTTTGGGCCGTAGTTATGAACACTGACGAAGATACCCACGAAGCACTAACCGCAGTTATGGGAATAAATGAAATGGAAGTAGCAACGGAAGCACTGGCCGCATAAGAGGCTGATATAGAACTTGATGCCCATGATGCCGATAAAGATGCCAAAGGTATAAAGTTGATTGAGTTAGCAACACTTGCCGTTTCAGCATTTGTGATTACACCTGTAACGGGAGCGTAAGATGCAGAAATAGCACGGAGAGCGTCACTGGCAGCTTCGGCGTGAGATGATGAAAGAACATAGGATGCCGAAATAGAATCCGCTGCCAATGATGCACTTCTTGCATAGGATGCTGTTGAGGCATAGGAAGATGATATGGAACTCGATGCCCATGAAGCACTCGCAACTGTTCCAACATACGATGCGCTTTTGGCAAATGATGCAGTAGTTGCAAAGGACGCTGTGCTAACAACCCCCACAACATTGGATGCCGTTACATAAGAGGCCGAAAGACTTGACGATGCCCATGAGGCTGATGTAGCGACATCTGCCTTTCCCATCAGGTGTCCACCAAAATTGGATGCTGTAATGGAACCACTAATCATGGTGATGTCACCAAACGGGTGACTCACTACAAATCTTCCGGCACCAAGACTACCGCCAACTTCAACGTAATTTGTAAACGAAGCATTACCCGCAGCATCTACAGATACATTTGGATTTATGAGCAAGCTCGCTGTCCCAGAACTCAAAGCATACGATGCCGTGATTGACTGTGAAGCAAACGCAAAAAAGGCGAAAGACGCCGTATCAGCGTAAGATGCTGAAATGGATTGTGTCGCATATAGCGCCTCATAAGAAGCACTCGCCCATGAGGATGAAATCTCCATCGTCATCTCGTAGGATGACGTAAATGCATACGATGCCGTATCAGCCATTATAGCATGGGAAGCAGAAATGGATTGTGTAGAATACAACGATTGTGTTGTATATTGTGCTTGGAGAGAGGCACTGGCCCATGAAGAACTCTCCGAATTCCCTGCCCCACCTATTAGATACGAGGCAGTTCCCGCATACGACGCTGAAATGGATTGTGTTGCATGGAGAGATTGAGTAGCATAATAAGCTTGGGCCGAGGAAGACGCCCAAGAAGCACTGTCCGAAGAACCTCCCGACCCACCACCATTCAAGGCAAATGACGCTGTAAGAGCATGGGACGAACTCAGGGATGCTGATGCGTACGAAGCCGAAATATCATATGAACCACCGGGGGTGATTCCACCACCGCCTCCAATTCCGTATTTAGTCGCCCAAACACTGACCTTATCCGCCGTCAGGGAACCAGTCTCATCGAGGTAAATGACAAGGTTCGAGCCAGAGATGTTAATCTGCTCGTAGTACTGGTTGGAGTGGTCCCTCTGAACGAAGGCTGCATCCAACTTGTTTGGTGTATTGTCGAAGGCCATATTACCGTTTAGAAAAATCCTCCACGAAAATCCAATACGGTGCTATTACTCTTAGACATATTATCTTTTCCCCATAGAGGTTGATAGTTGGTATAGTTGCACGCAATCAAAAGTTGTTGTCGGTCTTCCAATTTGAATTTTGATAGAGGAATAATGTGGTCTAAATGCCATTCTCCATAGTTATCCCACGACATCCCGCCTCCAAACTTCCCTTCAATGTACCTTTTGAACTCATCAATCGTACATCCCAAATCTCCCACGGCAGACCCACATTTTACATTTCCCCTCAAAATATGGTTTAAGCGTCGTCGGAGATTTTGAGACAACTTGAACTCGACATCGGTTTCTCTCCTGTTTTTGAGATACTCATTTCTCCAATTATGAAATTTTGATTGTTTCTGATAATCTTTTATGTGGTTTCGATGCCCCCAACTCCATTTATTACATCTCTTTCGGTTACATTCTTTACAACAATACTGTAACCCGTCGGGGGATTCTTTTCGTTTAGAAAACTCAGATATAGGTTTTGGAAAATGACATTTATTACACGTCTTCATAACCTATAAATAGGCAACCGTTGGCGGATTTGGAGGAAAAATGGATTACGCCTCGGGCGTTATGAACTTGCCATGTTTATAAAAATACACAATGTCTCGGAGGATGATGTAGGGAGAAGTTCCTTTTTTGTAGTAGTGGTCCTTCGCACCCAGAGTTGTAGAACGACAAATTATCATCATTTCCCCGCCGTGCTCCTGTATCAATTCCACCAATCGCTGTGCCTGCTGACGAGTTGGTTGATGAAACATGTCAGCTTGAGGTTGACTTCCACCAATACGAATCACTCGACAATCTTTCATGAACGCAAACATGATATTATGATTGGATTGTCTCTCGTCAGGTGGAATTTCTATCCCCAATTTGCTATAAACCGAGTTGATTTCCGTATGGTCTAAGTCCCGCTGATTTGAGTTCCCAGTTAAAGAGAGAAGTTTTCCACCCGGAAAGATGTATCCTGCCTCCCGAATGTTATCGGTCTCTCCGAACGCACGCAAAGCGGCACGCAAAACATTTCGGGGATTATAGGCCGGTCCTCCCACAGGCTTTACGTCATTGAGATGCAATACCATTGCAATTGTATCCACCCAGTCCTTAAACGGTTTGTACCTAACTTCACCGGGGGACTCATTGCCCGGGCTTTGTAGAAACTTGGTTATGGTTTGTTTGCAATCATCCCCGCCACGCATGTTGTATCCCTTGTTAACCATGATGCGGTTGATACGTTCCCACTGAGCAGGTGTAATTTCCTCAACATCGGAAATCGAAAGATTACCTGTTGGACGAAGTTCAACCGTTTCAAGCAATGACGTTAGGCGAATCATAGTTATATCAGCAGATAGGATTTTATTGCGTCTTCTGTACTTGATATTTCACCAGCAGAGTGTACAGCACTATAAATCAAAAGTAACGCAATGTCCCCTTGCCAAGAACGAGACCCAGCGCCTCTATCGTCGGAAAATCTACTTGCAATGGAATTGATACCTGTTTGTGCCATAACAACTTTAAGAGTCGTTGGTCGGGCCGTTTGAATTGCAACATTAGCTTTATCAATATGAAGAAGGTTAACAGTTGAATATGTGCTGCTAAAACAACCATGCCCTGTGTCATTCGCATGAAAATTGTAAGCACCACCATCCCCCAGAAAGAAATTGGACCAAGCCGCCCCGCTTTGCCCAGCAGCTTCCATTATTGCCCAGTAAATAGTTCGTATAGTGCTTAACCCAGCAGTGAAATTCATAGTTGTGTTGCCAGTAGTGGGAAATCGCAGCACCAATTTTCCATTTCCTCCTGTTTGTAACGCAGGTGATATGCCAGCAGATGCTTGTGACCAGTGGTTTAGGTTTACACTGCGGTCAGTCACACCTTGAATAGTATCACCAACTGATGCAGGTAACGTTCTGGCCGTATCTTTCCAGACGCTTGACGGTACATTTACGTCAATCTGCATCAGAAGTCCGGCGGTCAACGGCGGGACGAATGGTTCGCTTGCCGACTTTTTGATAAAAGATGTTGGCTGTAGGAGTGGTAGTATCATATTATGCAGTATCTCCCGCCAAAACGAATTCTCCCTCCTGTATTCGTATCAGAGACATCAAGGCGTACTGACCAGCACTGCCTGACAACCCCTGCCTATTTCTCAAGACTGTTTGCACGCTTGAAGTAAGCACTACAGCTTTCCCCGAACCGCTTTGATAGACTGTGCAGTTGAATCCATATGGCAAACTCGAAGATAAGAATAGGTTTATAGTCGAACTTCCACTTACACTTAACAAAGCCCCATTGTCAACCACACTCATTGTATAGGATGTGGAAACAAAGTTAACATAGCTGCCCGTGAGAATGTAATCTGACCCAATGATTTGGCTTGCTGAAACCTGTGTAGAAAAAATAGAACTTGATGCCCAACTTGCACTTATTGTCGTGGCAAATACAGTTGTCACGGAGGCAGTCAAGGCCCATGATGCCGTAATTGGAATCATCTGTGCATTGACGTTATTTATCAGCGAACTTGTGTCAAAATAGAGTACAGTATTCGGCTGGACGTTGAGAACAACGCTTTCAAAATTCGACGCACTGACAGTTGTGTCTCTGATGAACATCAACTGGTTTTTAGGATAGTAAATGACTGCCATAGTTATAAATAGTCCTTTACTCGTGTTCTACCAGCTTCAAATACTTCACGGGGATAGTTTCGTAGAAGATAACAGTCCCCTCGGTGTTCTGGTCTGACGAATCCACATAACGTGCCGCCTCTGATTCCGCATCGTCCTTTCCCATCTTCCGAAACACAAACTCTATCATTCTGGCCCTTGCCCAGTCAGGCTCTTGCTCAACATACGGGGTTAGCCCGTCCGCTTTCATTTGCTTCGTGTTGATTTCAATAACGATAGGCCCATAATATGATTTGAAGAAGGAAACCTCTTCCTCGATGCACGTAAAGACTGCTGGCCCAACGTGACGGTTGCTTGTGGCCCCACGACGTTCCTTCCTTGGTCGCAGCCCCGTAACTCGGATAAGTTCATAGTTCTCGGGGGTCGTGCAGTGATACAAGGTCGGGCAATAATACTGGTGCCAGAACTGCTTGGCAAAATCGGGGTCATACCCAAATTTCTCGGCTACATCTTCGAGATAGCTGTCATTCCAAAACATACGGTCAACGTCAATAGGCTCGTTGTCCTCCATGTCATTTTCCATCAAGATGTGTTTGAGTTTTAGCGCCATAGACTATTGAACTCCTGTATTGCACCTTCAAAATATTTGGCTTCCTTTGAACTTACATCCCCCCACGTATCCCCACCACAGTAGGCGATGAATTTCTCGGCCATACCCTCTTCTACGTGGTCAGGCCGAAAACTGACCTTGGTCTTGAGCGGAACATTTCTAAATTGAGATGCCCGCAGTGCATCGCAAATGGCGTGCCACCACTCGTGAAGGATGTTGTCAGTCATCACTCGGACAATGTTTTCCCCGGGGTCTGACCGTTGTATAATCTCGGGTAAATGATAGTTAATCCATATGATTGGACGCCCCGACATGACACTGTTAGTTCTGTACAGCGCAACCCAATCCACATTCTTCAACTCTTTAATGCGTAGGATAAAATAGTCAGCCTCTTCAAGCCCCTTCTTGGTGAGAAGCTGTACAGCGGCTTTCTTAGCCATAGACCCTTGTCTCTTCAACATGTGAAGAGCTTCGTTGTCTTTAATAATTTCGGTCAGGCTTATCATGCAGCTTCTTCTTGATGGCCCGCAGAGCGGGCAGCTTCTTGTTAAATTCTTCTCCATCTACGTAAATGAGAGATATGCTATTCTGCAACGTTTGTATGCCTTTCCCAATAAAGCAAATCTCGTGTTCATCCCTTGCCGCAGAGGAACCACGGCTTCCACCGAAGTCCGACCAGTACTTCCACGTATAGTCAAACGCAAAGGCATCAACCCCCAGCGAACTCAGATACCCATACGGAAGATATGGTCCCCGTCTCTGACCTCCTATGGGAACATCGAATTGAGTACAGAAATCCTCAAACTTTTTTTCATCTGTTATCTCGGCATCAAACCCCGACCCCGCTTCTTGGGTAACGAGATACGTCATAAACTCATCCAAAATGATGACTTTCGCATTCTTAACGTGAAACTGCAATCCTGTTATCCCATTTCCTTCGGAGAAATGCCCAAGCATCTCGGAGTTCAAAGATGTGCTAATAGTCTCATGTTCAGCCACTTCCCCATGCTCTGTACCTTGAAATCCATGCACAAGCATATTCACCAACCCGTCAAATGGGCTTCCATGATATAAATACTCCGTCAATTCCCCAACCTTGTTTTCCAAGAGATATTTCTTGAGTAGGGGACTGGGTTGGTCGCCGTACTTATTCATTTCGGTCAATGGTTTCAGCTTAATCATACACCTTTTCTATAAGTTATGACATCAGCACCATAAATGAAATGCTTTGGTAAATGTCTCAACACAGATTCCCAACTGTCACCGCTCACATGGGTAAATGCTTCCGATTCTCCCGCTTGATTGATATAGACTCCCCCAATTCTATATTTTCCTTCACCCGGAATCGTATTCAAAGTAGCCACATATCTTTCATCCCCTATCCTAATGTCCATTCCCGTTATGGAATCATCAAGTTTGGGGATACCCCGAGAATGTTCTACACGAAGGACTTCGGAAATAATAGATTTCAGATTAATCATCTTTGGATACCCTCAGTTGTTTGAACCATCCCGTGCCATGCTTTTTGCTCATCTTTCGATGATAAGCTTTCATCAGAGAAATGCCCGCATCGGTTGCTTGCCCAATCTTTGACTTGCCAGCTTTGACCCTCGGTCGAAGTTCAATATGCATAGCCATCAAGTCCGTTCCAATACCAATCTTTTGATATGGACCTTCAACCCAAACCCCAACCGCCCCGAACTCATTGCTGGCAAATCCTACTGGTTTGTCCCCCACGAACGCAACGATAGTTTCATCGTGTGTCGCAAGCCCTGCCGACTTTATCTCTTCGGGGGTCATATCCAATGCTTTTCCATCCGCACCCCTAACTATGTCGCCGTTGTCATCGGTCTTGATGTATCGGTTCACTTGACCCGTCTGCCGAAACTCCACGTCAAATTGACCATATTTACCCTTGTGAAGAAGCACAGGATACTTCGACTTGTCCCCTAACCACGATAGCCCGCCTTCCTTTTCATATTGGCTGTAGGCGCTCGAATCTATGTGCCCCGTGTAATGGTGACGTAAGAAATCATCTTGGTCTAGCTGCTCGGGACTCTTTGCTTTCTCACGTTTGATTTCGGGGGCCAGCAATTGGATTTTCTTCAAGCAATCATTTCTCTGCCATTCATTGCCTGCCTCTTTGGCTATCTTATAGCAACGTATATGCTCCCACATTTCCTTGTAAAGCTGGTCAAGGCGACTCTCTAACAACAATATTTTTAGCATTATAGCCATCGGAACCTCTCTATTTTTGTCGGACCCATTGTCTTCCAATCAATCTCACTTTCTTGCGAGAGATTGTTGATGTCCACGATGCCCGTGAACATAGACCTGTCAGTATTGTCCCAATGTCTGCTCGCATGTCCTCGGTCAGGAGATACATAAAGATTGGTGGGGAGATACTCCGAAGATTCTATCTGTTGAACGACTTTGGTGCCATGCATACCATACACCCGAACCTTCTTACCAGATGGGTTGACGAGTTTGTTTGCCATTGATATGGTCTCAGGAGAGGCTTCGTCGTTGCCCTCGTGGATTTCTAATACTCTCCCGTCCTTGTCAATCATGATACCTATTTCTGCCCAATCACCATCTGCATTAGGTGTAGCGGCGATGTAAAGCGGAAATGGGAAGAACTCTTCCATTTTGAACCTGAACTCCGATTCGTCAAGCAATCGGCTTTTGATAAACCCGCCACTCACATGAGGAACTCCCAATCGCTTTGCAATGTTGAGGACATGCTCCATGACTCGGTTCAAAAGGATGAGATAGTCCTTTGCCCACCCCTGCTCTTCTTCTTTATCGGAATAGTAAAAAGCTTCGAGGGTTTTCAAGAGGCTTATGGAGTCACGGTTTACCCAACGGCTGCGAATAAGAGTCTCGACATCATCAATGGTGATGTTCAGTCTGGACTCTTCTTCGAGCAGCAATGTTTTGAGTTTGACCACAGATATAAATACTTACCAAACTTTGACAAGTTTAGCATTTCTCGCATCATATCTGTAGAAATCGCAATGAAGATAGTCTATTATTTCCTGTTGCCGGACTAAATCTTTCCGCCGTTTGCTTGGACGATGATGATAAGCCTCATCATATTCTACAACTATATTTTTCTTTTTATCGTAGGCATCCAGAAAATATCCTTGGGTCTGAACTTCTCCACCATTTCTGGCGTGTTGTAAATCCCATTTATTTTGTTTGGATAAAACGTCAAAATAATCACAGGCATTCGGGTTATAACTTCTGTACTGGGTAATCCCAAGTCTATCCATTCTGGCAATAGCCGCCCTCCTCATTTTGAGTCGGCTCTCTGGTGATATAACTTTGCCTCGGTTGGCTCTTGATACCCGAAATTTATGCAGTCCAGAGCATTTTTGTCCTTTTCTCGATGGATTTCCTATCTTGGCACAACTTCGGCATTTGGCGTTTTCGTGTGATGCTTTCCAGAAGTTTTTGTATGTTTTGTACAGCAACAATTTCCCACAGCACGGGCAATTTCGTAAAAGCGAAGAAGTTTTAGCCTGTTTCCAGCACTTCCTACATGGATGAGAGGCGTATGATTTTCTGTAAACATAAGACCTCTCAAAATGATACACCATTTCATTACAAATCGGGCATTTGCGTTTCCACGCTTTTCGTCCTCCAATAATAATCCATCCGTGCTTTTTTGGCTTTCCCTCGATTTCGATAGTACCAATTTCTTTTTCTGCGTTTTTCAGCATCGTGTCGTTCTCGTTCGGATTCATATATTTTGTGTCTTCCCATAACTTTTGTCCTCTCCTATAAGTATAATCGTCCAAACATAAACGTCTAAACAATCGGGTTGACATCTTTTTTATATGTGGTAGAATACTCCACAATGAATATTCGCATATTTGAAGTTGGCGGGTCTATCCGCAATGAATTGCTTGGACTACCCGCAAATGACCGAGATTTCTCGGTCTTGGCCCCGAATTACGAATCCATGCGGGATTACCTTCTTTCGCAAGGAGCGACTATTTTTCAAGAACGCCCTCAGTTCGTTGCTATTCGGGCCAAGTTGCCAAGTATTGGGGCGGTTGACTTTACCCTTGCCCGCAAGGAATCGTTCTACACGGATGGCAGACACCCCGACAGCGTATCGTCTGCCGAAAACATCGAGGATGACCTCCAGCGAAGGGATTTTTCCATGAATGCTATCGCCCGAGAAATTGGGTCGGAGGTACTGATTGACCCATTCGATGGTCAGGATGCAATTCGTCGTCGAGTTATTGAGTCAGTTGGAAAGGCAGAGGATAGATTTCGGGAGGACACCCTCCGCATCATACGGGCTATCCGCTTTTCGTGTCAACTTGGGTTTGAAATCTCCGAAGAAGTCGCCGAAACCATTCTGAGATTTCAGGTCGTTGATTTCAAGGCAGTAAGTTCTGAGAGATTACAAGTTGAACTAGCGAAGGCGTTCTCATCTAATACGGGGTTGGCATTGCAACACTTTTTCAGGTTTCGTCACCTGAATGGTCTATTTTCAGAGAGAAACCTATGGCTCAAACCTACACTCGAAGCAAAATGATTTATTTGCCTGCTGTCTTCGTTGACCCCGCAAGGTAATGGACCCGTTTTACCATCAATCCCCGTTGTGCCAAAAATTCTTTCGTGCCTTCATGTTCTTGTTCTGTTGGCTGACCTTGCCAATCCAACTGCTCAAGGTCAGGATAGTAGCGCCATCGTCTATCCGACATTCCCATATACGATGGATGTCTGGTTAACTGGTCTTGGCTATACACGGGTTGCAAATTAGACCCGTTCTTGTCCAGTGCGCCCAAAATTACGCCACTATCTTCAATCTCTTTCAGCAGACCTTTCTTCTGATACCACGCCATCAACTTGTAGTATTGCTCTTTATCCGTCTCCCGTTCTACTTCGTATCCACGTTTCTCAAGCCACTCTTTCACTATCACTTCCCATTCTGGCACCGATGGAGGATAATGATGCCAAAACACCGTCTTCATTCCTTGATAATACACCCATCGAGTTGGACCGTGGTCTCGTGTATGACCGAAATAGTCATTGTGACTCTTGACGATGTTTGCCACAACCCGCTCGGGATAGAACACCCCGCCGAATATCACATGGTCTCCGGGGTCACCATATGCTTCGGATAGCTTACCATTTTTATAAGAGTTGTCAACAGCCGATTCTTTGGCAAATTCCTTATCAGGGCCGAATGTTTTGTTGGTAGCCAACTTCACCTGTGATGGGTTGGTGATTACAAAAACATTTCCTTCATCCTTCGTATTCAGAATGAATGCCCCATCATACTTTCCGCTTCGCATAGCGTCTCGGAACGGCAGACCTTGTTTGTCAAACTGAGCGTCCCCCGCAAGCCCACCCTTCATATCAATCACAAAAGGATTCTCGATTTTCAGATAGAATGGTTTCGTTGCCGTGTTTGGCCCGAAGCAAAACTTTTTGGCTACCGTTTGGTCGGACGTAAAGAAGCCCGCAATCCCCCTGATTCCCGGTTCACCCTTATTGAACGCAGGGAACTCTTCTCGGCGTTGAATATGCGTAATAGGCTTGCCAGCATCATCCTTCCATCTCATGCCTTTCCATACAATCAATGGCTCCCCGTGCTTATCCACCACCTTGCTGTTTCCAAACCATCCTTTAAGTTCGGGAGACACCGCTTCATTAACTTGGTCCCGTCCTTTGACTAAACGTACTCCATAACTTTTTGCAAACCGCTCGACAACATGTTTGACATAGGCTGTACCAGAGGTAGTAAAGGGTCCACTGTCCAGTGCCCCGCCTTGCCCCTTGATAAGCTGAAAGAAGGTTTCGAGAAGAGCCTTAGCATAGCCTTTGTTTTTGTCCTCCTGATTAGGAGTGCCGATGTTGTCGAGGTAAAATATTCTGGTATCTGGCTCGTACCTGTAGCGCAGATATGACTTGGGGGACTTCAATTCATATTCCCATATGCCATCGCCCACAAGTCCTTTCGGGAAGAGAACGGATTGGCCGGGGGCTTGAGATTCAATCATTTCACGAATGGCAACAGGAACTTTTCCCCGCTTCATTTTTCTCTTTGGCAATGGTTTGTAAAAATCGTGATTTCCAATCGTTACTGTCTTCTTCATCTTTTTGGCCCAAGATGGATTAGCTTTCTTCGGATTGAAATAGAATGTGGCACCGCCTGTAATGTCAGGGAGTTTTCCCGAAGCGGCAAGGTCCACAATGCGAATGGCTTGTTGCCATTGTTCACCACCACGATACTTTTGGGCTGCGGCTAACGCCGTTCCTTCGGCATTGGTCACACTGTTCCACATTGAAAACTGTTTAGGAGCCAATACAACGTCTTTGGCCTTCTTGAAGTTTCCCTTGGTCCGATTCATGATGACATTCATCACAGCTTGCATTCCCTTCTCGCCTTCTCCACGGGCTTCTCCCCATAAAGTTGTGGCTACGATGTAAGCGTTTGTGATATTGTAGTTCGCAGTCGCATTTGCTGGCTGCACGATTGCTGGTGGTGTATCCATTTCCCTGACTATACCAGCTTTCTTGCGTTTAATCAAGGTAACAACTCGATGAATTTTTTCACCCGCATGTTGAAGCAAAGACTTCAACCCGAAGTGCATGGGGTGCGGCCAGTCGCCCCACTCTACCCACTTGCCTTTGTCATTCTCCCAAGAGCGTTTCGGCAGAAACTCGTTTTGAACGATGGCCAAGAAATTATGATACTGAAACCCTTCTTCTTCATCCTCGAAAGTCCATAGGAAGGCAAGCTTGTATTCTCCGTCATAACCCGTCTCTTCTTCAACTTCTCGGACAACGGCTTCCTTTGGAGATTCCCCTTGGTCTATTTTGCCGCCCCAAGTGGCCCAAGTGTCAGGTTCTTCAACGTATCCCATTTGAGGGTCTTCGTCGCCGTTTCTATGGGCAAGGAGGATGCGTCCAGTGTCTCTTGCCACGAAAATACACCCCGCCGCACCAAGACCGCTATCCCAATACTCGGTTTGTACAGCGGGTTGGTCGGTGCTTGCGTCTTGAGACAGTTTGGCGGTAAGTGGCTTCATTAAACGTGTACGTATCCCACCACAAGGCAGGGCACTGGACGAGTATAAATATCAGCACTTGATACGAAGTTCCCCTATATTTATAGAGAAGAGAACTCTTTGTAAACCACACTTTTTTATGGCAGTATCAGACCAAGGACGTATTCGGTTTCCCGGCAGCGGGTCAGCAGTCTCAGGAAGCACCGCTTTCGGCATGTACGATGGCGACCCCGCTTTCCAGCGAGACGCCTATAACGCTATGATATGGGCCGCACGTCGCCTTGGGTATCCTACAGTAGCTATCGAAATGATTGACGTTCAGTTCTATGCTGCCTTCGAGGAAGCCGTAAACGTCTATAACGGCAAGGTCAACGAATACAACATGATTAACAACATGTTCACTCTCCAAGGCATGAGCCGAACGGACGTTGTTACTGGACGAAACATCCAAGGGTCTGGTCTTGCTCAACTTATCAACATTGCCAAGGACTATGGCTCCGAGGCAGGAACGGGTGGAAAAGTTGACTGGAAGAAGGTAGCAATCCAAGTCAACCCAATGCAACAAGATTACGATTTACAGGCACTTATTGGTGACACAATTGAACACTGTGACCGTATTGAAGTCAAACGAGTGTTCCATTATCGTCCTCCCGCTTTCGCTCGTATCTACGACCCATTCTCCATGACGGGTATGAGCTATTCCAACGTTCTACAAGAACTCGGCTTTGGTGCTTACTCACCCGCTGTCCAGTTCTTGATGACACCAATTTTCGAAGATTTACTTCGTGGTCAGGCCATTCAGTTCAACGACTTGGTTCGTAAATCAGCCTACTCATTTGAAATGGCAAACAACCGCTTGCGTATCATGCCAATCCCAACCACAGGCTTCAAGCTGTGGCTGGAATACATTAACGAGCGTGAACGCTATCAGGGAAATCTTTCTGACAGTGGGTCTCTCGTATCTTCGGACTTTGCCGACGTTCCGTATGTAAATCACCCATACATGACCATCAATGACCCCGGCAAACAGTGGATTCGTGATTATTATCTCGCCAACTGCAAAGAAATTCTCGGTGCAATTCGTCAGAAACACCAAGTCATTCCAATCCCCGGTGGTGAAGTCACCCTTGATGGTGCCGAACTTCGTGCCGAAGCCCAACAGACCAAGGAAAGACTCATAAGCGATTTGAAAGAAATGCTTGATGCTGCGGGTAAGTTCAATCAAATGGACAGACAAGCACAAATGGCAGAACAACTACAAACAACTTTGAAGGGTGTCCCACTCTACATCTACATCGGATAACATATGAAACAGAAACTATTTGAAAACATCGGAGGCAACACCTTCAAACTCATTACCGAAAGCGTTGATGAAGTCAACCCCAACGCCAAACTCGTACGTTCAGGACTCAAAAAAGTCTTTTCGACGGGCGACAAGAGTCTTTCTTACAAGCGATTGGAGGGTGTCGGGTTCGGCTATATCAGGAGTGTGGAAGAAGCCAAAAAGACCGCCATCCAAGAAGCAAGAATATTAGCCAAAGAGTATGGCTATGTGGAAGATGAAAACGCTCAGGCGTTTGTGAAGGAAGAGGAACATGACAGAATAGACCCCGACCAAAGATGGGACAAAGTTCCACAACATCCCGAAACCAATGCGGAAGCCCCCGGCGAAGCACAAGAAGTTCAGATGGGAAACAACATTAAGAAGGCAACGAAATTGTTGCGAGACCTTCTAATCAAGAAAGGATATTCAAAACTTTTACGTGACGCCGCCATAACTAACATTCTTGACCAAATCGAATCCGCAGCAACGAGTTTGGTATCAACACATACCTCATAACACATGACGTTTTCAAACACAGGAAGTTCAGGGGCAAGTTTGCCCGGGAGATATTTCTCGGAACGAGACATCTCATTCATCTATGGTATTAACGATGAGTTGATGGGTGATGTCATCCAGACCGAAGTCACCATTTTCAAGATGTGTGCCGACGCTACTCAGACCAATATCTACGGTGAAAGCAGCCCGAAGGCTGGCAAGCAGTACTTCCCCGGGGTACAATTTGTATGCTTGGTTGACCGAGCCGACATCACTACGGATGCTGATGATTTTGGCCCTGACCGTAAGCAGAACGTTGCCTTTAAGTTCATGGAACGAAACTTGCAGGACAAGAACTTCTTCCCACAAACGGGAGACATAGTTCACTTCAATGACCGTTTCCACGAAATTGATGACGTGGTGCAAGAACAATTCTTGGGTGGTATTCCCGACAAGTCGTTCAGTATTATCGTTAACTGTCACTACACCAGTCTTAGCAAGATTGACTTGGTGGAAAGACAATCATAATCTATGGGCCGCTGGCAAGGAGACATCAAAAATCCCGCACCGAACACGGTGAAGGAAACCATTGAACGTGCCGAGAAATTCGTGACGAACAATGACCCCGCTGCTTTCATTAGCAATGACCGTGCGGAACAGGTGCGTCGTGATAAAGATAGCCAGAAGAACTTCACTGTCACATTGTATGACATTGATGAAGCCATACTCAATCAACTTGGGAATCTTCAACTTCAAGTAACAGATGTAGGGAAGCAAGTCAAGGTTCCTACTTTCTTCGGCCCTCCCGAGCGATGGGTGTCGGCCCAACGTGATGGATACATTCGTGATAAGCAGGGAAAAGTCATGCAACCTGCCATGATTCTTAAGCGGTCTAACTCTGAGAATGACCAGTCCTTGATGTTTTTCAACCGCTATCTCGATACGCCAGCGATGAAATTGTACTCGGAGAAGAACAAATACACCAAGTTTGGAGCACTTACAGGTCAAAATGCGCCGGTCAATGAGATTTTCAATGTAATGGTTCCAAAACACATGATTTTGACTTACCATTGCATTGTATGGACTGCTCTGGTGGAGCAAATGAATCAAGTCATTCAGACCATCATTTTCAATACACAAGACTATTGGGGCAGCACTAAAGGATTTCGTTTCCGTGTAAACGTAGAAGGTGGATACGCCCACACGGTAGAAATTCAGGCGGAAGACGAGCGTTTGGTTCGTACCGAATTTGATTTGAAGACCCACGGCTATATCCTACCAGATTCAGTAACCTTCTTGGAACGTCACAAGATGACTACCCAAAAAAGGATGACGCCCAAGAAGTTGATTATGGGGGTTGAAGTAGTCAAGACCGACTTTGAGTTGTCCCAGATGAACTTCAATATTGAAAAATGGAGAAGCCCAAACTATCCAAATCTCCGTTACGATACCATCATTCCACCACCGGGAATGACCCTAGACACGAGCATAACGGACAACAGTTTCCTCGATGCTGGCCCACGGGTAGGTATCAAGGTGGATAACTCCCCGCTCTTTTTGAGGATAGTGCCCGTTCCAATCGCACAAAATGCAGGTGGTCAAGATGGTGACATATCGTACGATGATAAGTATCTGTATATCCATTCTGACCACCAATGGAAATGGGTAGCCATTGCAGAGTTTACACCGGGATGCACCGATGGAGTGCCATTGTATGGAACCCCCGGCTCGGTTGAGTTTGATGGTCGGAATTTCTATATTTATTCCAAGGGATATTGGAGAAAAGTGGCTATTTCCGAATTCGGCTCCGACATGAGTGGCCAGCAAGGAGATATAATGTACGACAAACAGTATTTCTATCTCTATACCAGCGGTCAATGGAGACGAGTGGCGGTCTCATCGCTTAAGTCAACGAGTATTAGCTGTTTGGAAGAACCTTCACCAGCAGGATACCCACCCGAAGGAGTTCCATCACTTGCATCATCTTTAGTATGAACAAAACCGACGAAATAACGTATAGTAGGAATTGCCCGCACTGCGGAAAATCTATTTTGTACTCCTTGCCATCTAACTTTTACAGAGCAAGGAAGAATGACTCTGTATGCAAATCGTGCAGTAATACTGGAAAACTCCCATCAGAAGAAACGAGGCTAAAACTTTCCATAAGTCATACCGGAGACCGGAATCCAAAATATTGGAGCGGAAAAAAGCGAACACCCGCATCCGAAGATACAAGACGAAAAATGTCTGATGCAGTCAAACTAAACTGGAAAAACCCAGAATATAGGAAGAAGTACTATGATGCTCTTTCCAAGACAAAGTATTTGAAAGTAAGAACCGATGTAGGTCAAATGGAACTCCTTGAAAAGTGGAACAGGATGGGATTTCAATTTGAACCCAATTACCAA